TCCTATAAATATGGTTAGTAATTCTTTTATGGGGAAAAAATATCTTTTATTTTTAATTATGATGGAAACGGTTTATAAAAACACGGAATAATACAATTTTCAATTATAATATTCACCTATTATGAATAATATCATTTTATATTTCCTCGCTAAATATTTTGTTACTAAAGCTTTTTAAAACTGCCAGCAAAAACTATTAACACTATAAAAATCTTTTAAAGTCAAATATTACTACTACGTACTCTAAACCTTTTATTTTTTTCCATACTAAAAAAGATATTTTTTTGTGGGTTCGACTCCCACACTAACCAATCCATCAAAAAATTATAAGAAGTGATCACATTATGGAAACCAACAATATAAGCACAATAGCAACATTCGCAGCAATAATACTAACCGTAATATTAACCCAATTCGGTTATACAGTGGACCAAACACAAGCAACATCCGCAATAATGGGTGTAATAACATTAATAATTGCAATCTGGAGTAGTCGCAACCCAAACACACTAGGAATTCTAGGTAATGATAAAAATAGTGAATGCACCTGTGATGGCAGCGAACCATTAAACCCCGAATACGAGAGTGAAGAGGATGGAGCATAAACCAAAACTCCATACAAAATATGGAACTGCATGTTTTATCAATAAAGGTAAAGGATATTATTTTATCTCATCTTCAAAAGAAGGAAATCGTGGTAAAGCATTACACAGACTAATCTACGAAGATTATTATAATACCAAAATTCCTGAAGGAATGCAAATCCACCATGTTGATGAAGATACCACTAATAATGACCCATTAAATCTTAAATTAGTTAGTATTAGTGAACACAACAAAATCCATAAAAAAGGAAACACTAACACTCTCGGATTTAAACATTCTGATAAAACTAAAGAAATATTAAGAGAACAAACGAAAGAACGCTGGGCAAACCCAAAATACAGACAAAAAATTTGTCAGAAAAAAAGAAATAAACATGCTTCTATTATTAAAGGTGCATTTACTCCTAATGGCAAACGAAGATTTATACTAAAATTCAAAGGAAAAGTATTAAAATCTTCAGTATATCCTCATACATTAGTCGATTGGTTTACACAAGAATATCCTAATGAAATCTTAAAATTAACTCATAATAGGTTGTGTTCCGTATGAATGAGATGCATGACTGTTTTCAATCCGAAGAGATACAACATCATGGCCTACAAATACAAGAATTATCAACACGATCAGAATACAAAGAAGAACGATTAGACAAACTAGAAAAGAAAATGGATGACATAGACAAAAAACTAGACACAATAACAGAATCATTAAACGAACTAAAAATGCAATCAAAAACAGATGACGGTAAACTAGAAATACGATTAAAAACAATAGAAACAGAAATACATCTAATGAAAGAACAACAAGAAAAAGACCGTAACGACTCCCAAAAAAGACTAACCAACTACATAGCAATAATGGGATTAGCATTAACAGCATTAATATTTATTATAAACTATTTATTCAAATAATAAAATTTTATTTTTAAAATACCTATAATAACATAACAGTGTTATAAAAAACAATACTAACTAACACCCACCAAAAACAACAAAACAAAACCAACAAAACAATAAAACAATAAACAAACTACAAAACAACCATAAAAAATAACTTTAAACAACAACCAACCACTAAAAACAAAAACAACAACAAATAAAACCAAATAAAAAATCACAACCACATCGTACACAAATTATTTTTTTCAAGGTGTTATTTCATGGAGCTAAAATTAACTGGTAAATATGTTAAATTTTACGAAAAACATAGTGATAGTGTTTTAGCTTTATTTTGCAAAAATATGAATTGTAATGAAATAGCAGATGAATTATATAAAGAATTTGGAGTTAAAATCCCTTTTCAATCATTAGTTAATTTTTATATTAATAATAAAGAATACATCGAAAACTGTAAAAAGAAAAAACTATTAGCTGAAAAAGAGGAAATAAAAGAAACTATTGCTATCCAATATGCTGAAAAACAATCAAAGGAATTACTATTTTTATTATCTAAAAATATGGATGAAGATGTTCAACAGTTAACTCCAGAACAAAGAATTAAACTAATGCCAACAGTCATGAATGTAATAGCTAAACTTGGTGGATTGGAAAAATCTGAAATTAACATCAATAATGCACTTAATTTTGAAGAACTATTTGATGAAGATATTATAGAGGATGCTTTAATTGATTTCCAAGAAGAAGATGAAAGAAGTAACTAAAAATTTATATCCCTTTTATAAAGTATATGTTGCTTCAGATTATGAAGATAGTAAAGTCAAAACTCCACACATAAAAGAATTAGCTGAAAAACTAACTGATGTTTATGAAAATAAAATCAATAAATTATGTGTTGCTATGCCACCAAGACATAGTAAGTCTTCAATGGTGACATTAGCATTTCCATTATGGTTAATCTTCCAAAATCCAGATACAAAAATATTAATTGTTAATGCCGAAGCAAGTTTATCTGAAAACTTCGGGATAAGACTTAGAGAATATGTGAAAAAATATGGACCATTATTCAATGTTCACTTATCTGATGTAAAACATTCAAGCACACACCTAATGTTTGAACGTAGAGATGGAACACTCTGTAAAGGCAGCATAAGATTAGTTGGTGCAAGTGGATCTATCACAGGACAAGATGCAGATTACCTTATTATTGATGACCCTTACAAAGGAGTAGATGATATTACTCCAACATTACTTGAGAAAAAAATTACCTGGTTTAAAACTATTATCCTGCAAAGACTTGAACCACATTCTAAACTTATCATATTACACACTAGATGGCATACTAATGATTTACAAGGTTATTTAAAAGAAAATGAAAGTGAAGACTATACTTTTGTAGAATTTTCTGCTATTCAAAAGAACAATAAACCTTTATGGCCTGACAGATATTCTTTGAAATATTTACAAAAACAAGCTCAGGCAATGGGTGAAAGGTTATTCCAAAGTTTGTATCAGCAGCAGCCATTAGATATGTCTAGTGATTTTTTCCATACAGACAACTTACATTTCGAAACAAGATTCGATGACTACGCCATAGGCAGATGCCGTTCATGGGATATAGCATCAAGTGACGATACACTCGGAGACGAAAGAGACTACACCGTCGGAGCACCCATGCTAAAAACACCAGGAGACCAATACTGGATATTCGACTACGAAAGAGGACAATACGGAAACAATGTCAAAGACCATATAAGAAACACTGCCCGCCAAGACAGTCCCGCATACAAAATACTACTAGAACCAGGAACAAAAGGCGGAGCAGCCCGACTATTATACGAAGAGTACAAATCATACTTAAAAGGTTATCCCACCAGACAATCAGAACCAATCGGAACCAAAGCCGACAGAGCAACACCATTAGCCAATGCAATCTTCGACGGAAAAGTACACATCCTAATCAACGATGATGATAAAAGACAAACACTACTAAACGAATTAAAATCATTCCCCAATGGAAAACATGACGATATAGTAGACGCATTAGCATACGGATACCTATACCTAAAAGAAATAGGAAACGGAAACCGCATCACTACTGGTGGAAAAAGAAAAAGAAGGAGCCTATAATAACATGTCATTAATAAAAGATATTAAGAAAGGATTAAAAGGATTATTCAAAAGAGACAGCTTCAACAGTAATGTCGGATACACAAAAACAAAAAATAACAGATTAAGCTTAAAACTACAGGAAGACCATATTGACTACGAAACCGGACGCAAAATCCTAAAAGACACACAAGTCAGTACAGGTTTCGACATACTCAAATACGTATTATCCAGCAAACAATGGGTCCTCGTAGCCAACGAAAAAGATACCGACAACCAAGTCTACGATTTCATACACAACATGCTATTCAACATGGAAACAGAATTAAACGAAATCGTGAAACAACAAATCACAGCAATACTCTGGGGCCATAGTGAACATGAAATCATCTACGATGTAGACGCTGACGGTAGACTATATGTCCGAAACATTATCCCTATCCATATTAAAACTTTACAAAACGAACCATTCGTTTATAACAAAGACGGTGAACTAACACATATCCACCAGGAATGGGATAAAGTCGATGTGGATATTCCAATCAACAAAATCCTAAAATACACTTTCAATGCAAGCTTCGATGAAGACCAAGGTAATGGTTTACTATTAGATTTCAAACCAATTGTTGAGGATAAGATGAATATTAATGATTGGTTAATGAGTTTCCTGGAGCAACATGAAAACCCTGTAGTGTATGGTAAGACTGATGATCCAACTAGCAGGGATGCAATATTGGGTGCTTTGATGGATATTGAGGGTGGTGATACTCGTATTGTTGTAGGGTTAAATGATGAGTTAGGTGTCCTTGAAAGTTCTCATCGTGGTGAGACGTTCTTTAGTACTTTGCAGCGTAAAGATAATGAGATTTTCCGTCGATATTACTTAGGTAATTTGTTAATGGGTGATAATTCGCAGACTGGTACTTATGCTCAGTCTCAGACTCAATTGGAGTTTGGTAGTATTGTCTTTGATGGTTTGTTAGAAGAGAATGCTAATGGTTTTCAGAGGCAGGTGATTAATCGTATTGTTGAATGGAATTTCGGTGATATATCATTAGCTCCGACTATTAGTTTTGATAAATTCACATCTGGTGATTTGGAAAAGTTATTTAATATTCTCAATCCATTAATGGATAAAGGGGTTGTGGACCTTGAAAATAAAACTGTTCATGATAGTATTGCTTTATTGTTTAAGAAGGAGACTGGTTTGCAGTATGTGAATGAGGAACCTGATATGGACTCGTTGGGTGAAAAGTTTGATTTACCACCAGTACCTGATGATACTGGTACAACGGAGATATTGGATAATATTTTGGATGGTGGTGTTGATGGTGCTTCTTTGACTGATGATATTTTGAATGAGGTAACCTAAGTATGGTTTCTGCTGATAAATTAATCAAAGTTGGTGTTAAATACAGTGACCAATACTTTAATGATTTGAAGAGAATTTATAGTAATGCTTACCGTAATAATGATGATTTGGAAGGGTTCTTGAATGAAACAAAAGATTATAGTATTGGTAACCCATTAGATGCTGGTGGTTTCAATGAGACTTTAAGTAATCTGATTGTATCTGCTACTAATGATGTTCGTTTTAGTCGACCTGCTCAGAAAGCTTTAATGCAGACTATTATCAGGAATACTACTGGTGAGTTGATTACTGATGTTGGTGACGATGTCAAGAATGGTGTCAGAGACATAGTAAATCGTGGTTATCGTAATGGTAAGTTAAGTCATACAAGGGTAGCTAGTGAAATAGAATCCACCTTGGATGGTATTAATAATAAAAGAGCCCGTTGTATTGCTCGTACTGAAATTAAAAGAGCACAAACCACCAGTAATTATGTTGTAGCATTAGAACGTGGAGCAAACGCTTATAAGTATAAGTGTGGTGGTAATCCTTGTGATGTTTGTAAAGTGGATTGTGGGAAAGTTTATCCGATTACTGATTTAAGCCATCTTCCGCCCCGTCACCCTAATTG